CTTCATCCATTTTTACACACACCGACGTTTATAAACATTTGCATTTAATCCACCAAACCGACGATGGAGCTCCTGCAATTGACATGCATTGGCGGCATATTTACTCCTGCCATTCCATCTTTAGTTAGAAAAACTTGACCATCTAAACTTTGACATATTGCACTTGTTCGTTCGTCTAGTGTTGCTAAATATCTATAAGATTTAATTTTATTCTCTAAGTAAATATCCTTTAATCCAGCGTTTGCTAATCTTACTGTTTCTGTTCTAGCAATTGAAACTGGTCTATTCTCTGCCTTTGAAGTAATCTTTCTTGTTCCGTCTTCTTCTATCTTAACTCTGTCTTTTAAGTCGATTGATTGATTAATGTCTTTTTCTATTTGTCTTATTGTTTTGTTTTTACGAAATCCATTCTTAAGAATAACTCTTAATTTGTTAATGTCTTTACTAGGCAATAATCCTTCTAATATATCTTTTTCAGTTAAAGCTAATAGTTCTTCAAACTTATCTACTCTAAGATTTTGTAGAATCTTTACTAAGTAGTCTGAATAATTAAAACCTGCTATATCTTTTAGATTTACATACTCATTTAATTTCATATTAGATTTATCTTTTTCTGTTAATTCTACTTTTTCTATTAACTTTGGTATTGATTGCTTTATTGTTTTCTGTACTGCTTTCTTTGCACCTGGTACTTCAGGTTGTTTAATTTTTGTTTCTTCAGCTTTACGCATTTGATCTTCTTGTTTTTTCATTTCTGCTTCTTCGGCATCTGCTTTCTTTCTTGCCTCTTCTGGTGTTGGTAATTTTTCTACTACATCTAATCCCATAATTTCCGCATACTCTATTTCAAGTGCTGCTCTCAATTCAGGTGATATATCAAACAAACCAAGCGCTTTACTTATTTGTTCAAGTCTAAGATTTTTTTCTTCTTCGTCTGGTAGTTCCCAAGTAAATTCTACTTCACCGTCTAATTTAGGAGATTGGCTTCGAAGGAGTGGTCTAAGTATTTGATTCTCTACTATTTCTTCTACTTGTAGTCTAAGCGAATCTATAAACCTGTCAAATCCTTTTTGATTTACCTTAGCTAATCCTTCTGGGTTATTTGCTACACCCACTAAACTCATTGGTATCTTCATTCCAATTGCTAATTGTTCTAAATCATGTTCAGCTGACTTTGTTAAATTATCACCTATTCCAGAAAAGTCTATTAACTTCATTTCAGTGTTTGCGTCAGTTACCCATTCAGTTGAATTATTCATGTATTGAAGTGATGCTTTGAAATCGTCTAAATCTCCTGGTCTTACTTTTTCTCCAGGTTGTCCAAGTCTTACGTGAATAGGAGCTCCAGCTTTTCTACTTAATAACTTATGTCTATCTACTTCACTTCCTGCGTAGTTTTCAATAGTTACACGATTAGACCAAATTAATCCTCTTCCGTATGGGTCGTTTGGAGTTTTATTAACAGTTAAATGTGCTATCTGATTTGGTTTGAAATTAATTATCTTAGTGCCTGTGAATGTTCTTAGTTTTCCTTTATATTGATTATATTCTTTTACTTTTCCCTTAACGGTTCTTTTTACATACATATTATTTGCATTCATTACTCTCAACTTACTAATGTTCTTCAAGTCATTTAAATCTAATTCCATGAAACCATTGCCTTTTCCTACTCCTTCTTTAATCCAAGGTCTTAGTTTATTTTTTAAATCAGAATCATTTTGAAAGTCGTCTAAAATAGCTTGTGCATTTGGATTTTTAGTATTAATAGTAAAATCGCCCATTACTGCATCTGTTATTTTGTCTACTAAAGCATCTGCGATTCCAATATTGTTTAAAATCTTATCTACTTGTTTAAAGTCAAATGGATGTATTGCACCTAATCCTTTGGGAAATTGAGTTGGTATATCATCTACTTCTCCTTTAAAAGCCTCACTAATAACATTATTTCTGCTCTTGTATTCATCGTCTGATACTGCAAGATAGCTTGACACTAATTTGTTTTTATCTGTCATATAAAACTAACTAATATTTGATTTAAATAAATTGATTTTGTTAATATATATTAGATTACGCAATGTAAGGTTTAATTTTAATCATATATCTCCAAATCAATTAATTTCCAATAGTCCGAACCAGTATACTTTAATTCTGCGTAATAATATGTTCTTAACATAGACCCAAATCCGTTCTGGGAGTCTACATAGGTAACGACAGAATAACTATCTTCATCTGACTGGTAGTTTAATACTGCGTCATAACAATTTTGAAATTCTGCGGTGCTTGGTGCTTTGAGTCTATCTTCTACAAATTGATGAGACATATAACAAGCATCCATTAGCTTATTATCATTTGAGGGTTGTTCGTCTGAACCACTCCCAATTAAAATACCTACTACAATAAAAAATACACAAAAACCGACTACTCCTAATATAATTTTATCTTTCTTTTCCATTTTTCACCTCCTTTTTCTTATTATAATAATAATTTTGAGAACACCTGTGATGACAAAATCTAGTTACTTTTAATCTAGTTGTAAAATATTCCTTGCCACATTGGATACAGATTCTCTTATACTTTTTCGCTTTTCCTAACGTCTTCTTATATTGTTCTTTGTGCCACTCTCTACCTTCTTTAGATTTATGCCATTCGGTTGCTTTCTTTTGTGCTTTCTTTAAATTATATAAAAGTTCCTTCATTTTATCTGAGTTTTTTAATGTTTCCTTAATGTGGTCACTCTGATGTTTACCACGAGGAAGAATCTCTAAATTATCTATATTATTATTAGATTATTTTTATCTTTATGATGAATTATATATCCTTTAGGAATTTTAAGTCCGTTAGCTTTTTCCCATATTCTTCTATGAGCACCATTTGGTTTTTTATATACCATACAATCATAAGCGTATCTGAGTTTATAAAAGCTCCTATTAACAGATATAAGGAGTATAGTAATCTGTAAGGTCAAATATGCAACGCATTGACATTGCATCTGAATAATCTGGAGACCTTCCTAACTTCTCTTTTATCTCTTCTTTGCCTACTAATTCAATCTTACCGTCTCTGTCTATATTCTTTTGAGCTACCTGTTCAAGATCTTCTATTATTCCTTTTTGTGTTTCAAGTGGGACGTCGTCATAACATCCTATTGCTCCTTTCATTACAATGTCTGCTAACATGAAATAACATTGAGTCTTAAGGTTTCTGTAATTATGTATTTGTTTTGAATACTCTGTTTCAACTGGACTTGAATTATTTACGAAGCCTTTACAATTTTCCATTAAGTCTACTACACCGCCTCCTACACCATCTTCATCTATTACAATATTGCTATGCGGTACTTGATACTCTCTAGCTAATTTCTTGAGTAATTCTACTACTTCTGGAACTGAACTCTTTTTTAATACTACTATCTTTTCTATCATCCAATTTCTCCAAACAACTGCAACGGTCTTATCATGTCCAAATCTTGCTACATCACAAGAAATATAATGTTGGTTTTTAGTTGGGACTACATAATCGTTTGTGAATATATCTACTATTTTATCATATTCGAATAGCTTAGATGGATCATCATCATATTCCCAGTTACCGAATAAAAGTCTTTCTTTAGAGTTTTTGTCTAACTTGTGTAGATTTTCAATATAATACTTACTCATAAAAGGATTATCTCCTACTAAAGCTGGAATAAATGCTCTATAATCTTCTAATTTTCCTTCTTTCCAGGGTCTCCAGTATTCTTTATACGCCCAGTTCTTTGCTGGATTACTTGCCATTAAAAGTTTAGGCACTAATCCATATTCATCTAATTTAAAACGTAATCTACTCATTACAATCATCTTAGCCTTTTCTGTTATCTCACTCACTTCATCCATGAAAGCACCCGTATATTCGGTTGAACCAAGTGAATCAAATTCTGGATCAGTTGGATAAAGAAATAAGTCTTTAAGATATATACTACTACCGTTTGTAAAGTGTACTGCTCCTTCTTGTGCATTATAATTCCAATCTACATCTTTTTTCAGATCCCATTGCTTGAGTACCTCTAAAAACGTCAGAAAGGTGCTTTCCTTAAGACTTTTCAACCTAGCCCTACCCATTAGCCATCTTGTTCCAGGATAAGCAAGACATGAGAAAACTAGCCAAATACAACCCAAGTAAGATTTTCCTCCGCCTGCGAATTAGGCGCCGCCACCATAAAACAACTCAGTTACTTCTTTATCTCTTAATATAGTGAAAGCTTCCTTTTGTTTTGGTGACAGCTGAAGGTTAATTTCCTTCATATTTACCTCCTATAACCTTCTTGCTTGTGTCTATTACTATGACACTTAAAACAAAGGGTTATTCCATTTAGATTATCCCATAATTCATCGCACTCAATAGCATCTTGGAATGATTTAATATTATTTATTCTTAACAGTGTTTGGAAATGAATAATGTGATGAACGCTTAATTTTCCACCCCTCTCTCCACACTCTTGGCATATAAAATCATCACGAATATAACAAGAATTAACCCAACTTCTCATTTTGAAACAATCTCTGATTGCTCTTCTTAATGGTGTTGTGGGTTTTTGCTTGCCCTTATTGTGTGGTATGTGTCCTGGCTTAATCAACCCGCTTAGACCATTTTTATAATGTTTCTTATAGGAATTTCCCTTTATTCCCTTATTCCATGCAGGCTTAGAACCAAACTCTGTTTTCTTACTTAATCTTTGACCTTTTTTAATCTCAGTTTTCTTAGATGGATGTTCTCCTTTCTTAAAACTTCCAGAATTAGTTTGACCCTTTCTCATTCCCATTTATCCGAACAGAAACCAATATGTCAATGAAAATAGTATTATATAGATTACTATCGCCCATACAACTACTTTTCCTTTTTGTTTAGCTTCTTCTTTTTTTATTTCGTTAAGTGCGTCTTTCATTTCTTGTTTATTCAGTTTGTTCATCGGGTTTCTTCTCCTCAATTATAATCTTAATTTGTTCACCTTTGTGTTCAACTGCTTGTTCTGTTTTTTCTACCCATCCTTTATTTTTACCTAATCTTGTTAAAAGAAATTGACTTGCTTTTTGTCTTATGTTTGCTGCGCTGGCTGCGTTATCCCCTGCACTGAATTTTAATTGTTTGAATAATTCACTCTCTGCTAAATCAATATTTTCTAATCTTTTATTTATTAATAACTCTGCTAAATCTTTGTTTTTTTGTAAATATTGTGTTACTGCACTTGCGCTTACACCTAATCTTTGAGATATATCTGATTTTGTTCCATTGCTTGATTCTATTGCTTTTTTGTATTCTGTTTTGTTTGTCATTTTGTTAAGTTAATTAAGTTGTAAGGTATGTGTTCTTCTATTTCATCTATCTTTATTTCCTCTTTCTCTTGCTATGTTCCGTTTATTAGTTGTTCTCTCATGA